GTTGTTATTAATTTATATACTCCGATCAGTGCAAATCCATAGACTACTATAGTTAGGATAATTGCCATTGTTTTTTCTGTCATACTACCTGCTCAGTAAATGGATCTATATCATCCTCAGCAAATATAATCTCACCATACTGTACTAAAGTTAGCTCTATAGCATACTCCTGAGCTTTCTTAGCAGCGAACTTAGCACTGATGCCAGGATTGTTACTAATTAATGCTTGCATTGCTGCTATCATAGCAGACTCTTTGAAATGTTCTCTCATCTTATTTATTATTTAATTGATTAATATACTTAACATAGTACTCAGTGCAGTGATGCAACCGTACCTTAATCTCCTCCTCAAGCTCAATGTCTCTAGTAAATAGTAGAGTAGTGATTCTCTTCTCAGGAGCTATATGATCTACCTGATGCAGTGATAAGTTCTCCCATTCATTGAGTAGTGATGGATGAGTAGAGACCATGCAATACACTAGACTAGCATAGTTCTTATTATATAACATCATGTAAGCTCTTAGCTGCCACTCATAATCTTTATTCACACCCTCTTCTGAGGTAGCAGGGAATGTCTCTAAGGACCATGATGTCTTAATGTCTATGATTTGGTCATCTAGTACTATATCAGCCTCTCCTGTGAGCCATTCGTTATTCAGTCTCTCAGTGTTCTTTACCATGCTAGTGAATGATACAGTATTGAGTAGAGCAATAGAATCATTCTCCTGCAGATTACCTTTATTAATGTACTTATTATTTAGCTCTACATTATAACCATAGAAATCCTGCTTAGCTACTGCTCTAATGTAGCTCTTAGTAGTTTCAGATAGCACCTCAGACTTAGTCCGAGATGCTGTCATTAATTTTCCTAGTGATGATGGATGCCATTTCATAATAACATAAGTGCTTTATTCTGTAAATCTGTAAGCTCAAAGGTCTCTCTTAGCTTAGGAATCGTAAATTTACCCTCCTGAATAGATACTAATGCCTCCTCAAATCTTTCTTTAGATAGTCCAGGCTTAGCTGCCTTAACAGGTACACTAGCCATGTTAGCATCGTCATCTAAAGATTGCAGGCACAAAAGACTAGACAAGCAGTACCTACGAAAGTAAGTCACAGCAGATCCTACTTGCTGGGGATTAAGTCCTGCAGGTAATTCCATACATGACTCTATTGACTCATTAGAATCTATGCAAATAATCTGAGTGCATACTGAATTGCCCTGAATAGGCTGTAATAATAGTAGACCATTCTCTAATAGAATAGGCTCTACTGCCTCAGTGATTGCATTGATATCACTATAAGACTTTTTAAAGTGGGGATTAGTAGCATTCTTAGCTACTTTGCCGATTGACTGCTTAGCTTTGTGTAGCTTCTGATGCAGAGTTAGTACAGGTGCTGGTGTTACAGCTTTTGTTTTTGTTTCCATAATATAGATTTAAATTATTTCTGTAAAGATAGTCAATTATTTTATATCTGCAATGAAATTACAATAAAATATCATAAATTCATCAAAAGTTCTTGCAATAAAGTATGTACCCCCTGCAGCTTCTACTGATTCTTGATACCTCTTCTGCACTTCTGACTGCCGATCCTTTCCGTATTTTATCTCAATCTTTACTGACCTACCTCTAATGGTGGCAGAAATATCTGCAGATCCTTTTGTACCTGTGCTAGGAGTATAAGTGCCTTTCAGTTGTCTAGTATTCTCACCTACCTGTATCTTTTTACCCTCTCTATACACTCCCATTGTATTGATTCTCTCAGCTTGAAAGCCTGAATAGGTTAGAAAGTGAATGATACATTTAGTCAGAGCATTGGCTGAGTTATCATTCCAATCAGATGCTGTTATGTATGGCATGGTAGGGTGCTTAAGTGTGAGGTAGTTAATCTCTAGGGCTTTGAGTAGTGTTTTGTTTTCTTTGTTCATGTTAATTATAGTTTATATTCCACAATATCCACTGTCACAATCATTAAAATCTTCATCAAATAATTCTGTTTGCATTTTATAATTTTTAATTTTTTCATATGTTATTCCCATTTTCCATCCTCTTGGTGAATTACTTGTTAATTCTTGATCAATAAACCATTGCATTTTATTAGGTTGCTTTCTACACATTTTATTTAATAGTATTTCATTTCTATGAAAACATCCAACACAATTATTTAAATAAGCAAATCTAACAGGTTTATCTTTCCAATATTCCTCTATTTTATCCTTAAATGTTGGATTTTCAATTAATGGAAATTTAGGTATTCTCATTGGAAAATTTTTCCATTTATTTCTACCTGATTCATGCTGTCCTACTACAAATTTTTGCCATAAGATACTATTTTTATCACATTTCTCATTCATTCTACCAGCTCTTATTATTTCATTAGCTCTAAAGCCTATTCTCATTTCTACAGTTTCTTGTATATTATCCCACCACCATTTATTTATAGGATCTAATTTCATTTCAATAGTACAAAATCTTATAGTAACATTAGGCAGATATTTTTTATCTCCTCTAACTATAATTTCATCAAATGTTTTACCTGTAACCCAATCTATTTTTTTGCCTATAAATTGCTCTAAATCTAACATAGTATAAATTATAGTATCCTCTTCTAATGTACCTATAAATTCAGTGCCTATTTTATCACTTACTATCTGTCTTATTTTAGCATCAGGAAATAAACAATTTTTATCATTTGTCCTAACTAATGCAAAAACATTATAATCTGCAGGATAATGTACTGCAATATAGCTTGATGTTTTACCACCACTAAGACTATTTACTGTTATCATATATTCATAGCTTTAATTGTTAACTCATCCCATATATCTAGCTCTTTTACCTCCTGTACAAATGACAATCTAGTACTGCCTCCATTCCTATTGGTAGAGCAGATATATCCTTTGTATTCGCAGTACTTCTTAAAGTTAATTGTGATGCTGTTCTGTGTTATGTAGTTCTTTTTATCAGGGAATGCATTGCAGAATGAATCGTATAACTGTTCTTTTACTGAGTAATAAGTATCCTCTTTTAGATCCTCAAAGAAATAGTACATCTCACTGCTAATCTCATCTAGTATCTTTCTAAAGTTTAGATTGATAGTAGGCATTTCTATAAGACCTATATTAAGATATATTTGTATGCATTCCTGGCAGTAATTGTCAAAGGCTGCCCATTGGTCATCATCCCAATCCACGAACAGCTCATGACCAAATAGATCTACAGGAGTGAACTTATCATTAAATGTCTTAGCCATCTCCACCTCATACTTTCTAGCATTGAAAGATGCACCATTGCCTGAGATAGTATAGTTAGTAGTTATAATAATCTTAGGGCTGTTAGTTACATCTAGTTTAATAGAATCCTTACCTTTGTATTCAATAGTAATACCCTCAGTAATCACACTAAATAAGCTCTCAAAGTTGAATTTCTTTTTAACATCATCAAATACTAATATCTGACAATCAGTAGATACATTCTGATAGGGGAATTTATTTTGAAAGTCAAACAGCTTACCATCTAAGCTCTGCACTTTCTTAAGATGTCCCATTGCATTCCAAAACAATCCCTTTCCACTTCTCCCATTAGGTACATCAGAGATAGCCTCATCATTAAAGATGATAGCTTTGTTGTTACTTCTATCCTTATAGCTGTGCAGGAGGTATCCGATTACAGTCTGAAATGCTTTGTACTTACTTTTATCTTTACCTGCTATATTCCATATAAAAGTTCTAAATTCTGACTTATGGTGATCTGTTTTCTTAAAGTCTCTATTGATGACCTGGTCTCTCCAAATAGATAGATCCATATCAGCATAAGATAGCACCTCTTTTTTATCTTTAGATACCTTTACTATGCAATTAGTATAGAATAGATATGCACTATCTTTGTCATCTTTCAATAGGCTTACATTCTTACTAGTCAATATCCCTAAAAATTCTCTCTTAAAGAACTTAAGATTCCCACTCATCAGGTTATAAACTCCCTCAGGCTTATCATTAGATGTGATGTAATCTAATACAAAGTCTTTAACATCTTTCTCATATACCTCATTTAAAAATATACCCTCTTTTTTAATCATTTGAAATGTGCCATTTTTCTCAGGGGAATGCTTAAAGAAATCATTGTTATCTAAGAATGTTTTGAACTTAAAGTTGTTAAGATTGTAAGCTCCATTCTGAGTAGTGGACCAAAAGTCATCATCTACCATCTTAAACTTCTTTTTCAATGCCTCTTTAGCAGCATTCCAATCTCCATTATGCTTGACTAAAGTATAGATATTAAATGGTGAATAAGATTGCTTAGATTCAAATGGCTTTATAGCTCCTCCATCCTCACTAAATATATAAAACATATTATTTTGAAAGCCAAAAGTAGCAGAGAATCCATCTTTAATATCTTTATTAGGTCTAGTCCAATACTCTGAGCCATCCTTTCTCTTATTGCAGAACTGCCATCCTATCCCCTTAAGCAGCTCCTTAGCCTCTTCTCCATTCTCTAGGTTATATTTACCATCAGGAGTAGTATCTTTCCAGGTCTCTGCCCACTTTCTATCAGATGTATCTTTGTGAGGTAGACTAATAGTGTGATGCTGATTGTAAGATGTGATTAAATCAAAGACATTATTAATATCATCATCAAAATAGCTCAGCTTTATGTACTCCTCACCACCGATATGACTATATCCACTAGATGGATAGCAGGCACAGTACTGACCATTGCCTCTCATCTCTACCATTGTAGCTCCTGTAGGATATTTAGCAAATACTCTACCATTAAACTTCTCTTTTGATCTAAAGTAAACATGATAGCCACCTCCTGCTGTAGTGTAACAGGATAGCATCCCATCTTTGATTAGCATCTTAATGGATGGCACACTAATAAAGTCATCAAATGTATCTTTAATAGGCTCACCATTATGGCAGTCAAAGTCAATGCAATAAAATTCACTAACTAATCCACAGGCTATCCCTATTTTTTCAGCTTTTAAGAATCTACTATCTACATCTGTAATAGTTTCATAAAGAAAATTATGACCTGCCTCAAGCATTGGAGCTTTGCTGTTCCAAAGTGGTAGAGGATTCAATCCCTCTGCTATTAATTCATGTGCTACATCTATTAGATTCATAATTTATATAAAAAAGAGAGTCCCCCTAAGCGAACAGCCAAGTTGATAGGGGGATTTATACTCTCTAAGATTAAAGTCTTTGTCATTTGGCTGTTCAATTTTTACAAATGTAATAATAATTATTAATACTTTACAAAGTGTGCAATCTTTTTTTATCAACATACAACTTTGCACATACTTTGCACAAAAAAAGTTAGCAGTACCAAGGCTTTGTGCAAAGTTGGTCTTTTTTTTTACTTTTTTTTTTTCATCCTGGTCTTATAGTATATATAGGGTAGGGGCTTTTTCTCAAAACTTTGCACAAATCAATCTAAATTATTGATAATCAATGTTATTTTATGTGCAATCTTTTGTGCAAAGTTGTAAGGACCATTTTAACATTGCACAAAAAAAGCTCCGAAGAGCTTAAATTATTTCTGCTAGTTCTTTAGCTGTCATATATTCTTTAAATTTATGGACCTTATCATGAGTCCAGGGCATCTGAATCTTTACATTAATGTAATTGAACTGCTCTACTGCCGAAACTTTGTATTTATCCTCATAATCATTATTAAGAGCAGCTTGCACTAATGGATCTATCTCATGGAGATATACTTTATCCTGTTGCCTAGACCATCTCCTGTGCATTTTGATACCATGAATAACAGTAGCATGATGTCTATTGAGCATCTTACCTATTTGAGTAAGTGATACATTACATTTGTTCAGCCTGTACATTACATAGTATCTCTTATAGACATAGGATCTATTTCTAGAGTTGGTATCTAGCTGATACTTTGCAATCTGTCCTATTAAAAAATCTAGTTCTTTCATTGTTCTTCTTATTTAAAGGTTTCGTTATAGTATTGTTCAAATTGCTTTTCCATTAATTTTTGCCAAGCTTTATCTTCATATTCAGTTCTAATACAAGCAAGCTTCATCTGCTCCTTCTCCATTTCTTTGGCTTTTTTAATATCCTTTTTGTATAATGTTCCTTTCATTAATTGCTCTATCAACCATTCTACTGCTGTCTGTTTCATTGTTCTGAGTTTTTAAAGGATTTATTATAGTACTGTTCAAATTCATAAGGACATCCATTATAGATTTGACCTAGATTATAAAAATATTTCATTTGATTTGTCTCTTCCTCCAAATACTTATGAAAGTGATTGACAAATTCTCTACCCTCTACTGAGTGCATATTGAATAGATGGGGCTGTAACTTCTCTAAGTCACTAAACACCTGCTGTACTGCTGTCATAATAACTT